CTTGATCTTTTCCGTTGCGCCTCGTAACGCGCGCTCAAGCGTCCCCAGGTCGGACCCCGACAGGTCGGCGGCATGGCTCAGGGCGGACAGCGTCTCGACACTTGTCCCTGTGCGGATGCTCATTTTATGTAGCTGGTCGCCGCTCTTGGAGACGTCGAGTGCCATCTTCACCATCGAGCTGGCCAACGTGACGGCACCCGCCGCGGCGAGCCCCATCGCGATCTTTGCGCCACCCACCGTATCGACGAACCCGCGCCAGCCTCTGTTGCTCTTCGCAAGCGCCCGCTCCTGGTCGGTCGCCATCTGCTTGGTGTCACCACCGATCTTCGACGCGCTTTTTTCGAACGCGGCGCTGGCATTGTCCTTGAGGTCGAAAGCGAGCTGCAGCCCGACAGCCATTAGTCGCCCCCCTCCTCGCTGGGTCGCGCCGAGAACACGCGCTCGAGCATCACCCACGCCTCAATCAGCTCGCGACGATCATCGCGGGAGTCGGCGTAGAGCCCGGCCAGGGCGTCGAGGGACATTCGCCCCACCGCGACAGTCTCCCGATACGACGCGTAGAGTTCGACGATCGGCAGCGCGCCGTCGGGCGCCGCAGCGATCCCGCAGGGCGCGCCGGTCCCGAAATAGTCTTGGCAGCCGTCCCAGCATCCGGGGGTGCAACTCCCCGGCTCCATCAGTCTGGCCTCGTCGCAGGATCGGCATCCGGCGGCTGCTCGGGGGTAGTCGCGGATCCACTCGGCGAGGTCTCGGAGTCGTCGAAAGGGACGCCGTCCTCCCAGTGCGCGCACTCCCTCCCGCGCTGGTAGATCCAGTATGCCGCGGCGGGGAAGCCCTGCACCAGAGCGAGCATCGCATCCGCGTCGGGCGCCATATCGAACCCGGACCACTCGACGATCTGGCGCGCGAGAGTGAGTTGCACCAGCTGCCCCGAATACACGACGAAGTCGGTGTGCGGAACCAGCCGGATCTCAGCCGCCGCCGGCCGGCCCTCACCGGGCGCTCCCGACCACTGCTCCACCGGAGATGTCGCGGCCCGCCTTGCTGCGCGGTCCAGCTCGTCGCGCTCCGCCGGCGACAGCCATCGGAGCCCCACGCGCGCGACCTCCCCGCCCACCATATCGGCGGGGACCTGGAGCCAGGCGGTAGAGTCGGCCGCGGGGGATAGGCGGATCATGAGTCGTCTCTGGCCGTATCGTAGTCGGCGGATACGTCGTTGACGACGTCGACCTGGTATGGATCGGTTGCGGTATCTGGTGTTGCGTTCGCGTGCGCGCCGGAGTCGAAGTCCGCGAGCAGCGCGTAGGTCAGTGTCTCCGCCGCCTCGGGCGCCTCGTGGTCGGCAGGGTCGAGCTTCGGCAGCTTGATCGCCATCGAATTGTTGCCGTTGCCGGCAAGCGAGATCGTCGCGTTCTTCGCCGTGCCCGCGTCATAGTCACCCTCGTAGGTGGTGCCGGTTTTGCGCGGGAGGTTGACAGTGAGGGTCCCTTCCCATCCACGATCGCCGATCTCGTCGTGCGGCTCGGCCACGTATTCGGTGGTACCCGTGACGTGGTCGGCCTGTTGGGCGACGCTGCATTCTAGATCGAACCCTGTGATTCCCAGCGACGCCGGTGCCGAGCCCTGGTCAGCGACGCTGAAAGCGTCGCCCTTCGTCCATTGGAGCTCGTCGTCGGCGGGCCAGGTGGTAGAGGCTAGGCTTGTGTTCGTCGTCGCTGGCCGGATGATGACGTCACCGATGACGGAAAGCGTCAGCATCACCGGGCCGGGAATCGAGCCGCTGAGCTTCCACTTCCAGATCCTCATGTTCGGGATCTCGTAGTAGCGGTAGGTGGGACTCGCTCCGCCCGTCGCGATCTCCCGCCACGCCATCGAGCGGATACGCGACATCAGGCCGGACGCGCCGGGGAACAAGAACTTGTGGGTGTAGGGGCCCCCGCCCGTAACCGTCGCATCCCCATGCGCGCCGGCGAAGAGCAACGGCGCGCCGCCGACGTACTGCCATGGCATCGAGATGTCGAACGCAAGATCCTGGATCGATCGATAGGAGTGCCCCGCCGCCATCTGCCCTGGCGAGATCGCCATCTCGGGGGGGCGCTTGAGCGACGCGGGAAAGTCAGGCACCCATAGCCCGGTGTTCGCCACGTTGCAATCGGCGGGGGTTGCGGTGCTCCACGCGGTGCTCTTGACGTTTGCGGCCGCCAGGCGCCAGAGGTTCGGCATCGTCTACTCCTTGTCTTTCGTCACCCTGATCGGGGCGACGATAGCGGATAGTTCCTCGGCGAGCTCCCCGGGGATATCGAATATGTCCCCGTCTTTGATCTTGCGCCCACCGAGCGCGGGACAGATCCCGCCGCCCTTGCCCTTGCGGATCTTGACCTTCATGCCCAGGTCTCCTCGCGCTCGAAGTCGACGCGCAGAAATGAGAGGTAGTGGAATGGCGTATGCGGTAGCTGGCCGTAGCTCGTAGTAAGCTTGGTCACGATGTCGCCGGCGCCGAGCCCGAGGTGCGGCGTCTCCGAAAGTGTGTAGCGGACAGCCTCGCGGTAGCGCAGCGTTTTCCGCAGCGCGCCCTCGGAGTCGCCAGCCTTGTCCCGGATCGAGATCGCGATCACGCAGCCGTGTATATCCTTCACCGGCGTGATCGCGCCCGTCGACCACGGCTCGGTGTCCTCGGCGTCGACGTAGAAGTAGAAGACCTCGTCGAGCTCGGGATCCACCGCAGGCAGCCCAAACCCGAACGCGGCGCTCCCCGGATCGGCGATGTCGTATCCATCCCCGACCGCATCGAGCCCGAGCGTGGTAATCGCCCCGCCAATATTGTCGCGCACCGTCGCCAGCAGTGCATCGATGACCTGCTCGGTGCCCGCCTTCGCCACGTTAGCCCCACTCTCCGAGGGACCGGCTGATCTGGGCGCGAGCGAAATTTTTCAGGTGCTTCCTGTGCTCCTTCACCGCGTGCCGCTGGATGGCCCTGGCGACGATGGACCAGGGGTCACGAATGCCGCCCCTCGGCGGATCGATCGGGCGCCGGACGGGCAGGTTCTCGCCGCCCTCCTGGTGGTAGCGAGCGTAGTCGATTGTCGTCCCGAACGTGAAACCGTCGCGCTTGCCGACGCGGATCGACTCGCTCGAACGACCAGCGAGGGACTCGTAGAGCGCGCCGGACAGGCTCAGGACCTTGGGGTAGAGCTCCCCCTTGGGGCCCTGGTATTTCGTCGTTTTCCACAGCGCATATCCAGCCGAGAGCGGCTTCCAGCCGCCGTGCGGGCCGTGCTTCCCGCCCTCTGCCGCGAACTCCTGCGCCTCGATCTCCTCGATCTCGTCGAAGACATCCGGCCACGCCGGGCGAAGGTCGGAGAGGCCGGACGTGAACCGGCTCACGTCGACGACGAACCCGCCAGCGTTCGGGGCGCTGAAGCTGATCTGCATCGGGCCGTCAGCCATCACCACTCCCCCGCGCCGGAGGTCTTGCCGTCGACATCGATCCACTTGCCGGGCACGTCGTCGCTGGTCTCGGACCAGTAGCTCTTGAGCCCCTCGGTCACGGTCGGGGCGCCAGTCACCGCGCTGTCGCTGGACAGCACCGGCTCGGTGCGCAGGCTCTTGAGCATCGCGGCATATTTTGCGGCGTAATTCTCGCGGTTATCGTCGGAGCCCTCCGCGCCGGGTCGGCCCCGCGTCTGCTTGCCCTCGACGATCCAGGCGACGACACCATAAAGCGCGGCCCGCTGCACGTAGAGCAGGTCGCCTGCGGCGGTGATCGTCGTCGACCACCCGCCCACGCGCAGCGCGCCTTTCACCTCGCCCTCGACGAAGTCGATCTGTGTCGAGATCTGCGTCGTCGTGGGCGTGGTGTCTGCGCTTGGGGCGAACCATGGCGCGAATGCTGCCACGTCGTCGGCGGTGATCCAGGCCATCTACTTGGCCCCCTTCTTGGCGCGAGGCTTGCGCCTCGGCCTGGGTTTCGGCGGGGGCGCTGCCGCGGGCGGGGGCGGGTCAGGGGAAAGGGCAGAAGAAAGAACAGAGGGAGTCTCATCGATAGGAGCGACCCGCCCCCTAGAGATCAGGTGCTGGATGCGCGCGGCATCCGCCCCCATCTCGTCACCCGCGGCATAGCGCCGGCCGTCGTGCTGGATCGGCCCACGGACCACCCGCCACCTCATCGCGGCGGCTCGTTCGTCGGCGCGTCCGGGGGATCCGGCGGCGGCTCGTTCGTTGGCGCATTCGCCCACGTCCAGCCGGCGAGGATCAGGATCAGCAGATAGGCCATGATGCCTCCGATCAGAATCCGGTCGCGTGGACCGAGTAGCGGACCCGCACGCGCATCGTGCTGTCGCCCGTCGCGTACTCGCCATCTCCGGCGTTGTGCAGCACCAGCGCCGCGTTTGCGACCGCCGCCACGTCCTTCACCGCGATGGCGGTAGTCATGTCGTCGGCCGCCGAGTCGATGAAGCCAGTCGCCTCGATCGTCTCGGATGCCGCCGCGCCGGAGCCATCGGTGTATTTCACCGCGAGGTTGTCGGCCGTCTCGGTGTATTGGGCGGTGCCGTAGTCGAGAAACAGCACCGCCGAATGAAACTCGAGCACGCTGCCCGCACCGGGGGCAGCGACCAGCGTCTTCGGCGTCGCGCGCAGGGCCAGCAGCTCGGCCGAGCTGACCGTGACCTCGGCGGTCTGGATCAGGTCGGGGTCCACGTCGGCGGTCAGGATCGCGTTCGCGGGGATCTTCGCGGCGGTCACCGCGTCGTCGGCGATCTTCGCCGTCGTCACTGCGTCGGCAGCCAGGTGCGCCGTCTGGATCGTCGGCCCGTATCGTTCGGATGTCCTGGGCATTTCGATCTCCTTGGGCGAGCGGCCCGATGACCGCCCGCCGGAAGTGTGACGCTAGGCCACGGCGTCCTCGATCAGGTAGCCGGCGATCGAGTCGTCGCTACCGTCCTGGCAGATGAACTGAATGTCGTAGTTCCGCGACGCGATCAGCTTGATGGCCTTGTTGCGCCGAGCCTCTCGCTCGATCGCGGCCTGCACGCTGGTGAAGGTGTAGCCATAGGTCGGGATGCCGATGCCCGGTGCGGGAGCAACATACGCCACGACGGCATGTTTGCCCCACACATCGGCGAGCACTTCATCGGCGCCCTCGTTCGCCGTGTTGTTGATCCCGCCCGCGACAGCGAAGCGGGTGATCCCTGCAGCGGCGAAGAACCGAGTAAAGAGCTGCTCGTCGGGGAGCGCGTTCGAGTGTCGCTTGGTGAACTCGATGATGTCCGGGTGCTGCGCGAGATGCTCGAAGACATCACCCGAGACAACCAGCGTGTTCGCCTTGCGGCCGACCTTCTTGCGCACCGCATTGCTGGCCGCGAGGATATGCCCGACCGGATCGGAACTGTCGTCGCTCCACTGATCGGTGCCCGAGAGCTGCGTCCGGTTCGAGGTGGGATAGTTCGCCTGAGTCGTCGCCTTGGTCGCGATGGCCTTCTCAAGGTCGAGATTGAGAAGCTCCATCAAGAAGACGGTCTTATCCTGGAAAGGACGCAGCGGCGAATCGCTGTTGCGCAGCTCGGTGTCGGTCACCTTGTCCGAAATCCCGTGCTGCACGCAGGCGAACGTCTGAGTGGTGCGGCCGTCGCTGACCTCGGGCGGATCCGTCCCGTCCTCCCACACAGAAGAGGTATTCCCGTCGCCGAAGATCTGGCGTTTACCCACCGTGCCATAGACGAAATACTTATCACTGTCGGTGTTGGTCTTCAGCTCCGGGAACAGCGCCGCGCCGACGAACTCGGCATTGGTGTAGCCGAGCGCGTAGTTGGTCAGCGCCCGGTCGACGTGAACATCACTTTTATAGAGCGGCATCGCGTCCTCCTATGCGTCGCTGGCGTGGGTGGTCCCGATGCCGGGATTGACGAAAACGGTGCCACGTTCACCGTCGTCGCCGGACTCGACGAGCATGCCGATGCAGAAGTCTCCTGCGCCGTCGGCCTGCTCGGCCTTCCCGGTTGCCATCGTGGAGAGCAGAGCGCCAGCGCTCAGGCTGGACTCGCCCATCTCGACCGGCGACAGCCCAAAGATGCGCACGACGGCGCTCTCCCCGGCGGTGCCGTCCGGCTTGTTCTGCAACACGCCGATGACGGTTTCCGCCGCCGAACTCGCCAGCGCGACGGTGTTGTCCGCCGACAGCTTGACGATGAAGTGCTGCTTCTCGGAGAGGTCGGTCGCGCAATCAAGCGTGAGGTCGACCCCTGCGGCTCCTTTGGCCATGTTTCTACTCCTCGGCGCCGGCGTAGGCCGCCGCCAACTTGGGATCGTCGCTCAGTACGCGGTTGCACGCATCGGCGTAGGGGAGGGACGAGTCGGCGTCGCAAAGCTTGCGCGCCCGGTGATCGATGATGTCGGAGGCGGACCTGGTGTCCGTCGCCACGGTGTCGTCGCCGATCTCGGGAGCGGACGCGCTGCCGGGGGCCGGGGACAGAAGGGGGTGTTGGTGCATGTCGCCCAGGATCTTGGCCATGGGCTCGACGCCGATCAGCCTGGTGCGCTCGACCCAGTCGTCGCGCTTGGCCGCGAGGATCTTGCCGTCCTTGATCGCGCCGTCGACGAGCGCGGCGGACTCGCGGGACACCTCGCGCGATTCGAGCTCAGCCACGCGGGACACCATGTTAGCGTTCGCGTCCTGGAGCTGCCGCTCGCGGTCGGTGGGGGCGCCGTCGCCGGAGGTATCGCTGTCGCTCTTCTCGCCCAGGGCGATGATGGCGGCGGAAGCGTCGTCGTCGGTGAAGCCCTCGGCCAGGCCGAGAACCTCGATGGCTTTGCTGTTGAGTGCCATGCTGTCGTCTCCTTGGCTCTCGGGGAGCCGGGGGGTGCCGGTCCCGGCGGGCGCCGAGATCCATTGTCGTCTGATCTGCTCGGCGGTCGCCTCGCTCATGGCGAGCGCTGGCTGATCGTCGAGGAAGGGTATTGGGGTGAATGCGACAGACTTTAGGCGCAGGCCGACGGGCTTGCCCGCATTCGCCCCGGACTTGGCACGAGCCTTCTCGCTGTAGACGGGCGAGGTGTATTTGATCTCTTCGGCCTCGGCCATCTCGCGGGCGCGCTTGGTCAGCCGGGCGAGCCCGACCAGGTGGCGGGGGCCGCGCCGCACCAACGAGAAGATCCAGCCCGCGGCCGTCGCCTGGTCCTGCGCGGATGCGTTGCCGCCCTCGGTCGCGTGCGCGTAGTCCAGGGCAATCTCGCGACCGCCAGACTTGAAGTTGGCGACAGCCTCGTCCAGGTTTTGCGGCGTAATCTCGAAGTCGCCGTAGCGGGGGTCGTGGTATTTCCCCACCGCGAGCACCGGGACCTCGGCGATCGTTCCGCCATCGGGGGGCGCCGGCTCGCCTTCCAGCGGCTCGCGCAGGGCCAGCGCCGAGCCGACATCGACGAAACGACGATCGGTCATCTCTTGCTCGGCGACGGCAGCGTTCGCGGCTTTCATCGCCTCGCTCTCGTCGCCGTCCTGTTCGATCACGCGATTGAAAATCGCCACCCATCGGGCGCGATCCTCTTCGCTGCGCCCGGCGACGTGGTCCGGTAGCTTCGGGTCGCTCGGTCCGGTGTATGGCATCAGCGCAGCTCCCCCGTAAGCGTCGGCGCAACGGTCGTCGAGCCCGCCGCCACCGTCGCGGTGCAGTAGATCATCTCGTAGCCCTCATCGACCAGGGCGAAGGAGTGCTCGGTGTTGGCGGCGAGGGTCGCGAGTGTCGTCACATCGGCGTGCGCGTAGGTCTCGGGGGACGTGATATCGGACGATCCATCGAGCCAGTCCTGTCGCGACGCGGCGTAGACGGTGAAAGCGTTTAGCGCGGTGGAGCCGGTATTGGCGATCGAGATGCGCGGGCTCCGTATGTGCCCGACCGGGTAGGGGCCGAATACGGCGGTGGCGCTGGTCCCCACCGTGACCGCGGCGAACTCCTCGCGACACACGTGATTCCCGCCGCCGGCCGCCTCATAAAGCACGCCGCAGTGGATCCATTCGTCCGTGGTCGGCGACCCGCTCGATACAGACAGCACCAGCCGCACCTGGATCTCGCCGGGGTAGCTCGGGATGGCCAGCGGGATCAGCATCGGCGTCGTGCGCGACAAAATCGACTGGCCGCCGAGCCGAGGGAACCGGCCGAGCACGATCGACGAGCCGCTGGTCAGCGTGCGCCCGCGGATCTCGATCATAGCCGAGGTCTCGGTGTCGTCGATCGCCAGCGCGATGAGCGAGACGGAAAGCGGGCCGGCCAGCCCAGCGGTCGATGACCAGTCGGTCTCGATCACCGACTCCGTGGTGCCTGCGGTGCCGTCGCTCCATCTGTGCTGGGCGATCGAAAGTAGCTGCTGAGCGGGCATTACGCCTCCGTGTAGATCCATACGCAGCGACACCATTCGCGGCCGTCGCATCCGTCTGAGTAGGCCGACGGCCGCAGTGGCGGTGACATCGCGTCGTACTGGTTCGAGCCGACTTTGACGGTCGCGCCGTCTGCCGCGCGGCAGGGAGCGCAGGTCGCGCCATCGAGCACGCTCGAGTAGGTCGCCATCGCCACGCCGGCCGCCGTCGCCACCTGGCGGCGCCCCATCGAGAGCGCCCCCCATATCCGGCCAGCGGCAGCGCGCCTGATCGGCCCATCGGAGAGTGCCCCGGTTCTGGCTAGCACTGCGCCGACATCCTCGACGCCGGCGACCTTGGCCCCCTCGATCGCGTCGAGCAGCTCGGCGATGAACGGGGCGAGAATCTTGTCTGTCACTAGCTCGGCCTGCGCGACCAGGGTGCGCGCGAACTCCGGCGCGGTTGCCGGCGCCTCGGCAAGCTTGACGCCGGCCCTGTCCAGCTCCTCGCGCACGGTGCGCTGGCCGAAGCGATACATGCCGGTCAGCGCCTCGCGAACCCTTGCCAAAATCGCCCTCCGCTTCGATCGGACTACGCCCTCGATGGCGCGCATCCGGTCGATGTCGAGGTCGGGGCGCCGCAGCTCGGCGCGGATCCTGGGGGTAATCGCCTCGGCGATGTCCTGGCGGATGGCGCCAATCTCGGCCGCGAGCGCTGCGGCCGTGGCCCGCGGGGTCTCGTCGAGCTCCTCCCACGCGACCAGCTGCTCGGGCCCGGTCAGCGGGCGCCAGGAGCGGAACGTCGATGACTCGGCGAGCACCCAGGGCGCGGGGCGGTCGTGGAGCTCGGCGGGGGGCTCGCCGGGGCGGTTCTCCGGGCCGACTGCGGGGGTGGGCTCCGGGGCGGGGCCCGGCTCGTCCTCGATCTCGTCCTCGGTGCGCTCTGGCATCCCTAGCCTCGCCCGCGTCCAAGTCTCGTCCTCCGGCGTCCACGTCAGCGCGCCATTGTCCTTCGCTGCAAGTGCTGCCGAAACCAGCTCGTTGCCGTCGTCGACCTGGATAGCGCCCACGGAGAGGGTCGGGGCGGCGGCGCCGGGGTCGTTCAGGAGCGTGATCTGGTCACAGAGCTCCTGGAGCACGTCGCGCATGTAGCCCGCGACCGCCTGGAGTCCGAGCACCACGTAGCGGCTGTGCACCTCGGCGAGCGCGTAGGCCCCCCCCGCGCCCGACTGGCCGAGCTGGAAGAGCTGCCCGCCCGCCGCCTCGGCCATCTCCTGGCGCAGGTCGCGGATGGCGTCGAGCACCGGCGCCACGTTCGCCATTGTGGCGCCGCCGCCGAAGAGCCCGAGCCGCGCGCCGTAGGGCACCCGCACGTAAGCCTTTTCGTGGACGGCGAGATCCTGGAGGGTGGTCTCCTCTTCGTCATCGGTCCCGTGCGGGGCGCCGCCTGGCGTGGTGCGCTCCAGGACCGGGATGCCGGCGGCGAATCGGCTCGCGTGGATCCCGAGCGCACGCCAGAGCCGGCCGCGAAGAAAGTGCGGGCGGTAGAGCGGGCGCCATCCGGGCGTGCCGAACCAGTTCGACCCGCGGCGGTCGTTCCACAGCGCGAGCAGCCGCTCGGCGGGGACCTCGACGCCGGCGCGGTAGGCGCCATCGAGCCAAAGGTCTTGTGCGAACCCCCCGAAGTCGTCGTGGCCGCGGGCGCCCGGCAGCCATCCGGCGATGGTGCGAGGGTGCCGCTCGCTGACCCGCGCGAGCACGTACTCGCCGCCGGTGAGCTCATACTCCGGCGCAAGAAACTGGCACCCGCGCCCCCGGTAGCGGTGTGCCGCGCTCAAGATCGAGCGCCACGCGAGATCACCACGCCGGTCGAGGAGCTGCGCGCGGCAGCGGTCGGCGTTCCGCTCGTCGCGGTCGTCCTTGCCGGCCGGCACGATCGCCCACTCGGCGGCGAGGATCGGGAGCAGCTCAGCCTGCGAGAGGCCGACTACTTTCGGGTCCGCCTCCATCCTGTCGAGCGTCTCCCATCGCGTCGCCCCCTGCCACGCCGCAGAGTAGTCCACGTCCTCATCGGAGATCTGGCCCATGATGATCGTGGTGCCAGTCCCCCCGGGCGCTATCCCGGTCAGCCGGGCCGGCTGATACGGCCGTCCCCAGCGATCGAGGATCGGCTCGGCGAGCGCGAGCGCGCCATTCGTGCCGTGTGGCTCCGCGGACACGTCCATGCCTACGGTGTAGTCGACAAAAACGTCGAGGTCAAGCCCTCTTGCGGTGCACGGTCGACGATATCGTCGAGATCAGCCCGGGGATCACCAGTCAGAGAAGCCGATTCCCGCGCCTACGCCGGCAGGGGCGCGGCCGTTCCGGCCGGGCCTTGCGGCCCGCGGCCTGGTCGCGAGCACCCGGTAGCGCACCTCGTCGGCGATATGGTCCTCAGCGTCGGTGTCAACGTCGTCCATGTCGCGCGACGACCGCGGGAGCGCGGGGATGGTCCGCTGGAATTGATCGCACAGCTCGGAGACGAAGAGGCCCGGCCTCTCTCGCGGACCATCGCCCGGCACCGCATCGCGCAGCATTCGGCGCAGGAGCTCCCACCCCCGCTTCCGCGAGCCGCTCGACTTGTCGCCGGGGATCCAGTGGCACCCCTCGGCGCTCATGTCCACGGCGATCGACATCGCATTCTCGACACCGAAGATCGAAGAATCGGCCGGGCCCGGCCGCACCCGCACCCTAATCGCCCCCCGCTTCGATCGGACCACGCCGATCCCCATCGCATCCTCGCGCGCGAAGATCCCCCGCGCGATGTCAGCGGCGAGCATCCGCGAGCCCTCGTTCGGGCGCCCAGTCCACCCATACCACTCGGCGAAGCGGTAGAGGTCGCCGCGCACGGTCGGGCGTCGGGTGCCGTCGCGGAGGATGAGATCGGTGCCGTCGGACTCGGCCCACCAGCCGACGCTGAATGG